CTCCCCAAAAAAAGTCTGAATCTGTTCCTGTCCATACCCCTGTTCCTAATCGCTCCCATCGACCACCGGTATATTCATAAGCAAATTGTGTATCAAAGGCATAACATGGCTCATTGTTTATAGGTGTACGCTCATACGTAATCAGCCCCATAACAGGATGTGCAGGATAGTAGTACACCGTAGAACCTGCTGTCAATCCAGTAAAAGTAACCGTATTAGGTGTTACTGTCGTATCAATAGTAGCTGTATGGGCTCCATCAGTAGAAAGCGTTACTACTCCAGCGCCAACCTGGTATACCGTAAAGATAGTGGTATCACCAGTTACGGCATCTTCTACAGAAAATAAGCGCCCAATCTCTAATGGATTAGCTGCTGTTGTTCCCGTAACATTAAGTGCTCCTGGTGTTACACCTATGTTCAATCCAAGCCGTGAATAGAGCTGAGCTATATCGTCATCCACCGTAAGATTAAGAAGATAGGAGCCAAATCGTTTAATGACGCGCCCTTGATAGATATATGCATTGGTGAGTTCTTCAAATGCATCATCAGGGAGTAGCCAGGGTTTTACATTACTTTGTTGCCCGCTTTGCAAGGGTGCAATTAAAAAACGATCTTGTGCCATATTAGTATCCTATGGCTAAATATGAAAAGACAACGTTTGCTGTGCCGGTTGAGGTTCGTGGTGAAGCATAAATAGTAAAGTTTGTTGGGTTTACAGCAGTAAGACGAATTGCCTTATTAACATCTGTTACACCACCCTCTGCCACCGTCAACTGAACATTGAGACATGTGGTAAAAGCAGGGATATTAGATCCAGTAGGGAATGAGATAACTGCTGATCCTGTACCGTTTACGTTGGCACCCCACTTAATGATCAACCCTGAAGGCAAATAACTCCACCCTTCAGTTAATGCAGCAGGCGTTGCAGTGCTTAAAGTCGATGCCGTAAAAGGAATCTCTTTAACTCCAGCATTACTTTGCTTGTGTACAAAAATTTCTTCAATGCCCGTCTGAGGAAGAGGAGATGCAGGTATCTTGCTGTACATACCATTTTGCGTAAGAGCAAAGGTAGGGGCAGCAGATTGTACTGGAAAAGTAAGAAACTTATGCATTCCTTCGTCAGAAGCCCCAAATGTACCATGATTCACTTCAATGAGTGTCTGAATAGCAGCAAAGTTATTAAGCAAATCTTGTTGAGACTTACTTATCGTATCACTCGCCTGCGGAATATTGTTTTGATATGCCATTATCGTCCTTTTACACTAAAGATTGCCAGAACCTGGTAGATGTCCATTGCCACTACTTGCGACCGAATAAATTGTTGGAACACGCTGATTAGACATTTGCTCAATGGTTCGTCGATTTACCAAGTTTTCTTGCTTTTTAAACTCAGGCATAATCAGCTGAACGCTTTCAAGGTCCATACGATCTTCAAATACCTTTTTGGCAGCACCATAAGCTATATACTGCCACCATTCTTCAAGTTCAGGACTTTGTCCTGCGTTCAGAAGTTCTGCAGGACGCACATCAACTTCAAAAGAAACGGGATATACCTTGTCCGGAACAGGTCGCACCGTAAAAGTATTATTGAAATACAATATAGTGGTGGGCTTACCAGCCGCATAAGGCAATGTTTCACTATAAATAACTTCCCCAGTTGCCGGAGCAGAGGAGAAGTTTAGAGTGAATGCGCCAGTAGTATAATTAATAGTACCAGTACCATCACCTGAAAGAGTTCCAGATCCATCATCACTTAGCCTCAATCCATTACCTGCGGTATCAATACTGACAAAATCAACGTTATTACGTAAAACAGGGATCGACGATAAAGTTCCTGTAAAGGCTACCGTTGCCCCATCACCTACTGAACCTATACTGAGTATCGTGCGTGTATAAGGATATAAACGTCGAAACTCTTCACGAGACTGACAATACTGCACTTGGCTTCCTGCTACATATACAGGGGGATGCACCGTGATATTAGTCTCATCAAAATCAGTAAGGCCAGCTGCTACTGAAGCAGAGTTGTACTCATCTATATTGGGCTGCGTATACCATGTGAGGGTACGACGCAAATTAAATAAGCGAAGATGCTCGGGGAAATCGTACTGAATAAAGGTGTTTACATACTCATCGATGGTTGCATCAGCGAGCTGAGCGGCAGACGGACTACGTGTCAATCGCCGGACTTTTATACGTATTGCGTTTAACGTAGAATCTGCCATTCTCTACTCCTTAAATAACTGTATTTCTTACAGGCTACCCTAAAACATTATCCGTTGCAGCAGCAAGTGTAGAATTAATTTCTCCTGTCGGCACAACCTGGGCATATTGGCGATCTAGAGGGAAGGCAGAAGGTGTTGTATACGTATCAAACTCTGTCGAATCAACATCTAGAGAAAATGTTGTGTCAGAAAGAACCGTAATAGGACCTTCATATTTATCCAACTGAGATATGCCATAACCAAGAGGAATATACAGACGAACAATAAGACCTGTTATGTAGTTATGATCAAACGATGTCGTAACTACAGCAGGTGAAGCATTCGTTATGCCCGCAATAATCCTCATTGCAGGTTGAAATGTTGGGGAAACTGTTGCTAGGGTAGCCATAAGGTGCTCCTATACCACATTCTCAACAGTGATGATATCGCTTTCTGGCATCAGATCGTCAATATCAACAAATTCTAAGCTCTGGAACGAGCAACGTCGCACTTTTCGTCCGACACGCTGTGTAGCCTGTGCACCGTCTTCTTGCAAGTACGCATGCACGGGATACCAACAGTTCTTATTTAAATGTTTTGCAACACCTAATGGCAATGTATACACCTCGCCATCACGTAGATCGTAACGTTCAGTAGGATCTTCTTTGTATTTGCGGAAAACAAAGCTCAAAGTTCCACCAGGAACCTCGTGAAAGATAAACTTACCCTTTACGAGCTCACGATCTTTATCACGCATATATTTTAAATTTGGCTTCTTTTTCTTATCCGTTGTTTTTTGCACACTCATCTCTTCTCCTGACCTAAAAGAGAGAGAGGATCTCTCCTCTCTCAGAATAACTACTCGTTGTTTACGCTAAATGATTTACCAGCTACCCAGTAGATCACATTAGTGTTTACACCAGCAGGACTGTTAGCACCAGCAGTCAAAATCATTTGAAGAGCTGCTTGGTTATCAGTCGCATCACCAAGGATGTCTACAGCAGAGCTTAATGCTTGCGCTGTGTCTTCCCCAACTGGAACAACTTGTGCCCATGTAAACGGTACTGCTGCCGCTCCAGGGAACGCAAACGCAGTAAACGCAGATGAGTCAATATCAAGAGTGATAGTATTATTAGCAGTACTTACTGCAGTAATAGTACCGATCAATCCATCCATTTCTACCATGCCAAAAGCAGCAGGCACAGACATGCGTACTTTTTGCCCTACAGTGTAACCATGAGTTACAGAAAGGGTCACTACAGCACTCGCTGCTTGGGTAATATTTACCGCAAAACGACGACGAGGATAGAAAATTGGGTCATATTGAATATGACGATATTGTCCATCACCAGCACCTACAGAACCAGGAGCAGTTGCTAATGGATAGCGCATTCTGAATGAAGTATTTGCAACAACGTTGTCTACTTCAAAATCAAAGCCCATGATGTTTGGTACGTTAGTATCAGCTTGCAAGCGAACGACAGACCCAGTTGCTAAAGAACCGGTGTCCGCTGAAGATGATACAGGCTGTGTAGCATTGGTGATTGCCGTTACGTTAATTGCAGCACCAGATGGATCTGCTGACGTATCACGCAAGAAGAACCCACTGTTTGCAGCAATTTGCACGGTAGTGATAGGATCGTTTGCTACTGTTCCAAGCTTACGATACTCAAGACCACGTCCGTTTGTCATTCCACGTTGCCAGTAGAACTTAGCACCACTATCAGTACCAAGTGCACCATCATTAAGAATGGTTTCGTTATATACCCACATCCAATCTACATCGGATCTAAGTGCTATAACTTTATTAGCTCCATCAGCCGTAAAACGACCTTGGCTAATTATAGTTCCTTCCATCATATCTCCTTAAGATCGAGTGCAACGCATATTAATTACCCACAGATCGTTGGTAATACGCGGTACTTCTGCAAATTTATAGCCAACAGATGCATTAAGAGCAAGAGGCCCATCATATATTGGTGGACGATAGATAAAGCTTGCACTGTATCCATCTTGTTCTATACATGCATATGCTTCCATACCTACGCAGAATACGTTGAATACGTTAGCGCCAAGCACAGATGCATTAGGGGTTACAGAACCAATAGAAGATACCAAGAAACGAAGGTTACCAATTGCACCCCACTCAGAACGCAAAGCATCCATTGGAGATGGGTATTGGTTTTTGTGGATAAATCCAGCAACGTTATCAAGATCTCCTGTAAGCTGAGTAGACGCTAATGCAAAATATGCATCACGAACTGGAGCTGTCCCAAACTTATCTTCACCCTCAATGTTATCCATAATAGTGTACGCATCATTATCAAGAAGCGTACGCACTACTTCGTTCACATCAAAACGTGTGATTTCAGTTGGGTTGTCACCGTTTACTCCACCCACGCAGTTAATAAATGCTGCAGTACTTGCAAGCATATTACGCGTAAGCTCATCTTCAGTTTGACGAAGAGATACACCAAGACGTGCAGCTGCTTCATTAAGCACTGGATCTTGGTTTTGGAGAGTAACTTGCTCATTCAATTGAATATACTGTCCGTAAAAGTCGATTTGAGCATCGATATCTACAGCAGACAATGCAACTGAAGGAGGTGTTACACCGCTATTCCCTAAAGGCACAAGTGCAGTAGGAAGTGGGTTATAACGACGCATACGAAGAGTTCTTCCACCATTACGCGGCATAGATTTTTTCATCGCCGGAATTTTGTGGATCATGTTTGGTACCGGAACCGAAAGCAACTTGTAGCTAAAGCTTTGTTGCACCGGAGCTGGTAGCAAAGCGGTAGTAGTAATAGGCATAAGAGGTCCTTAAAGCTCTATAGGTAAAACCTGTATACAACTTTAAGCTGACGAGGCTTATGTAGTACGTCATATGATTGTGGCGAACAATCACTACGCCAAAAAATTTGAAGGGAGCGAGACTTCATTACGCTCACTATGAGTCTACAAAGGTGGATAACTAATTTCAACATGCTGGCAGAGGAAAAAGGAGGTAGAACCCAGCCAGCATGCTATATTGACTTCAGTATCTAGTATACCAGATTACATCTTTTTTCGTGCACTATTCATTTCATGTAAAAGCTGTTTACGCAAATCGTCAGTTAACCCTTGGGCGAATGCGTTTGCATGAGAAAGAGGAGAAGAGCCGCTTTGCGGAGAAATAGCATGCAATGATTTAGGCTTAGATGCATTTTTAAGAGCTTTTTCACGCTCTGCAGAATACTTTTCAGACGCTCCAATACCCATTTGCTTGATCATTTTATAGGTTAATACTGCTTTTTTGTATAAATCAGGTGTATGAGCAATCGCTTCAGCAAGATCAGGATCCTTTTCACGCAATGCCATGACATTTTTGGGCGATACAACTGTACCAAAATCAGGAAACTGAGCGTTCACCTGCCTTTCAATACGAAACTCAATACTTTGTTGTTCATACTGGGATTGCTTTTGTTTTAACTGCTTAAGCTCACGGTCATAACGACTAAGATGCTTCCCTTCAACAAGATCGTCAGGGTTAAGCGTATAATCCTGCTCAGGCTCTGGTTGGGATGTTTCTTGTTGTACTGGTTTATCAAATTTTTTCTTCAATTCTTGCGCAAGAGCAAATGCTTCGTTTCGTTCGCGCTCTAAACGCTCCGCCTTCTCCCGTAATCGACGGAAATTCTCTTCTTTGTCAGACACTGGTTTTGCTTCAGAAGATGCTTCTGCAACCATATCTTCTTCTGCTGTTGTTATGTTCTGAGCAGTAGGCTCTTCAATTTCTGGTTCAGGGTGCTGTTCAACAGGAGCTGGTTCAGGAGCAGGCTCAGGCTCTACAGGAGGCTGTTGTTGCTTAATAGGTTGGCCATTTTTATCGTATTGCATTTCAAACATAGATCCCTCATTTTTCTAAAAGAGGAGAAGTCCGAGACTCTCCATTACGTTGCTTTGCCAATTCTAACAGCGTATTATCTTCAAACTCTAACACAAACTTAAGGAGCTCTTTCTCTTGTGGCGCTATCTGAAGTGCATTTGCTTTAAGCAATTCACAGGTATCTTTTGAAGGGACTACCCACAAGAACTGCACACTATCGTCATCTGATTTATAGAAATACACGGTTTGGTCATATGTTGGTGTGGGGCATGAACGACGGTAGAAAAAGTAATTACGTACTACGTTTTGTAAGAGTCGTTCTTTTTTAGTTTCAACAACAACATAAAAATCGCCAGACGGCACTAATTCCTTTTTCCCTCGAGCGACGCAGTCCATAATATTCTCAGCATATTCTTTCTGCATTTCTCGCTGTAGTTCAATTGGATCTCGTGTATCAGGCGACTTTAAGAGAAGATCAGTAGCATGCGTGCCAACTGTTTTTTTTGTCATACACCCCTTCCTTGCGTGATAAGCTTAATCATTCCCCATAAACATATAGCACACAAGGAGGGAATCTTCTATCTATGCGTCTTTTTTACGCATCTTTTTTCGTTTAACTTTTTTCTTCACTTTAAGCTGTGGATACATCTCATATACTTTTTTGCGTATACCTGCTGGGTTAGGTGCATTATGAGCATAAGCTAATGCTGCACGAGCCCGTTTGAGTGTATTTATAGGGAAAGAATATTTTGCAGCACCGCCAGCAGCTCCGGCAAAGTCTTTTGGTGCAACCTTCTTATACTCACCAACATTAGATGAACCACGCTTCTTCTCCATTTTCTTCTCTTGAGCGCGAGTAACTTTTACTCCGCGCGCAACAGTAACTTTTTTAGGAGACTTTTTCTTTACTACCTTTTTACGTACGACTTTCTTTTTTTGCGCAGCCATCTTATTCCTTATCCATCTCACTATCTTGAATATAAGGATTTGCATAGTAACCAGCACGTGGGTACTGGCGTTGATAGCCTTGCTCAGGAAGGTTTGCCATTGCTTGGCGATCTTCTTGTACCATCCCACCATCAGCCATCTCTTTCTTACGTCGTGGATCTATACCAGCATAAAAACGACTATACGCTTCTTGTATGCGCATATAGTTCATGTCATTTTTTAGTGCTTCTTTTTCAGCATACACTGCATATGATTCGCGTGCCTGTTGTCGTGAGCGGGCTTTTGGGGCTCTTTTTTTCTTATCTGCTTGTAGACGTGCCATTCTATCTCCTTCAATAAGAACCGAGGGGAGGTGAGAGTATTTAACCCCCCCACAGCTCTTTATTTTGCATACCGAACAGATTCGCCAAAGTGCCTCCGCTGTTGGGACAATCGTCGCTTTCTTCGCTTATCATAGTTTAACGGTATGCCTAACACTTTAAATGCAATTTTGGTTGTTTTGCCTTTTGGACGAGGCATAACTGGCATTATAGTCCTAGTACTTTTCAGGATACTTCTGACCACGTTTACGTTGCTCTTTTTTCACGTCGTCACGCATTTGAACTTCAATACCTTTAGCATCATCATTGAGATCATAGTAACTATAAGGCTGCTCAGGATATTTTTTCATCATGACGTTCTGAGGAAGATTTGCTATCGCATTCATATCCTCTTTAATCATATCAGAGCCTTCACGCTCCATACGACGACGATCATCTCTGTAGTAACGTTTTTTTTCCATTTTTGCCATGTCTGGCTCCTTTTTGTAGAAACTGCCTCATTAGGGGCAAGGTTTATAAAAATCCTCTAACTACTTCATAAGGGAGCGTTCTGTTGCTGTGCTTCTCGCTGCGCTTCGGCTTCTTTATGTTGTACTATCTTACTTAGTGTGATGAGTTTCTCTATCTGACGCAAGTCTATTTCATCAAGCTCTTTCATAGCTTTGACCAGATCAAGAATTCCCGCATAACGATCTTTTTGAGCCTCTGCACGACGCTCATCAGCAAGTGCATGGTTTTCTTGTACCCGGCTAAATCGCTCTATACCAAGACCTTCATCTGCAACAGCTCGCGCTTTGCCCATTGCTATTCGGGCTTCTGCTTCCTGCAGAGCAATTTGTTGTTGCATCTGCACGCTTTGAGCTTGTTGTTCTGCTTGCGCTCGTATCGCTTCTGTGAGCTTGTTTTTGTTTTGCAAAGTAGATGCTTCAAGCAACACATCATCTGGGACAGGCACCCCTGTTTCACGCAATTTGAGCAACTGTGCAAACTGCATCTGCTTTTGAGTGGTTGTGTTAAGACCATCTTCAATTGCTGCATCATATTGACCAAAGGCTTTATTATAAAATTGTGGAGTTGGCTCATCCTCTATAATCCTTTTTACTTTACCTGGTGTGAAATTAACTTGAATAAGATTAATGAGAATCTTACCGAGTAATTTTTGCGATCGATCTAAATTATCAAACAGATTCTGCAAGGTGGTTAACCCTGCTCCTTGACGCAACATCGAAAGAATACCTGCTTTATCATCAACAGCAGAACCTAAAAGCTCTTCATTAACACCAGAAATTTCCATAACCTCGTTAGCCAGCAATTGAGAGAGCTGAATCATAGAAGGCGGTACCTGTGGTGCATCAATTCGCTGCACATCGGTCATATTAGCTTCTTCTTTGAGCGCTAATCCACGACCTTGACCAGAAAGGAACACATCTTTGGGGTTAACAAGCGCATTTTCTTTATAAACCCAACCAGAATTAAGCTGAGACTCAAGAATATCTAACTCTATTTGTCGTCGACGATTGTAGAGATACTGCGCATCTCGCAACCCACGCACAACCCCTTGTACCCGCCAAGGGAAGTAGGGGATCTGGGGATTATAGTAAGCGAAAACGGGTACAAAGGGATACATATCGATGCCCAGAGGATTAGGGCCATCGTACATTACACGACCTTCAAGTACTATAGCTAGCTTTACCGTTGGTATGTCCTGCTTGATAAGTGTAACTTGCGGATACGTATAGAGAAACTCGGCCAAAGCATCCTGATTATCAGAACGCCATTCCATTGTTTCACCTGTTTGCGTATCTACGAGCATTTCTTGCTTACGATAGTCGCGATAATAGTACTCGTCGTACGTTAACAGACGTGTCTCTGTTCCATACGATTCAGGCATATACTCAAATTTTCCATCTTTACCCGTACCTGCGTGTCCTTGTAACCCTTTAATCTCTTCAATATGGTCCGGAAGGAGTGAAAACGCCTCTTGTTTACTCACAAACGAACGTTTCCAGAGGCCATTACAATCAGACAGATCCGCTTTCTTAAAGAAAGGATCTATCAAAAAGCTATTGTAATGACAATTATCAACCCGAATGTCTCCCGAAATAGGATCACGTCGATAATCCATCCATACATGTAAGAGATTCATACCCGTAACAAGAGATCCATGAAACGATTCAGAGATAGTCTCTAAGATACCCTCTTGTTGGGCAAGCCACATAATGATTTTCGTAAACTGATCCGCCGTTTCGGCATCACCATTTTCAGTCGGAGTTACAACAATCGACTTACGATTACGTCGTTGATGACCAGAGATCATGTTAACCACACGGCGTATGCGGTTAAAGTTAAATTGTTGTCGTCGATTAAGAGGCAAAGAGCCATAAATATCGTTCCACAGCGTTTGATCACCCGCTTCAAAGCGAGTATCAATATCTCCTTCAGCCCAGAACGATTGGTTAATAGTTATTGCTTGCGCATAAAACTCTTCCATACGCTCCAGAATATGACGATTTTTCTCATCATAGTACTGAGGCCCTAACTGCGGGAATAATGGCATACTCATTCCTTTTTTTACACGACGTCGTTAGTAGTAGTCTAGTAAGAGCATCAAAGAGGATCAATAATAATTGTAAAAAATAGTATGTTTTTACAAATTCAAGAAAAAAGTTTACTTTGTTCCCACTCAGAACAGGGAAGTTTTTTGTATATTTGCTCTTACTTTACGCTTCCTTGTTCTGTTGTTCTTTATCTTCTTCTTTACATCCTTTACAACCACATGCGCCTTTTATGTAGCCCTTCTCTTCCACCACAGCCCATTTTTCATCAAACCATTTGAAAAAATCTTTGTGCTCAGGAAAAAGATCGTGTGCTTGTTCTATTAAAGGCTTCATAAGCACCATAAGATTAAGGAGGCGATAGTCAGTTCCATTAGGACCATGAACACGCTTCAGCTTCTCCTTTTCTTCCATTTCTTCATCTTTTAACACTTCATGCGCTTCTTTATTAACCTGGTAAATGTGCTGAATTCCCCACGCAATAGCATGCGTTAGTGATTTATCTTTGCTCATCATAACTCCTTTGTTAGTTAATGTTACTGAATAGCCTTCAAAATAGCCTCTAAATCTTCTTTTTTATAGAGTCGATATCGTGATATTGGATGCCTTTGGACCTGTATACTATTACTTTTTTCCCAGTTACGTAAGGTGTTAGGAGCAACCCCAAGGAATTCTGCTGCTTGTTTAATCGTCATAAGATCTTTTTTTTCTATAATATCTTTTTTTTCCATAGTCTCTTTCTTTAATTCACATTCTATTTCTACCTACTATTAGTGTACCCTAATCGCATATGTTTGTCAATGTTTGCATATCTAATATAAAGTTTGACATGTTTGGTAATGTTTGGTACTATATAAGTAGATGAAAGAAAAACCGTAACTGAAAGGAATGCTATGAACGTAGAAAACATTAAAAAAGCACAAAAAATAGTTGCATGGGGTAAAGCAGAACGTGAGAAAAAAGAACTTGAGTTTAAAAATGCACTTGAAAATAGCAATGCAAAAGAAGCTGGTGAGGTGTATCTCTACTTAAAAGACCTCCAACTCTTCCTTGAGCCTATCATTGCAGAAGCGGAGCAGGGTGAACAACAGTGTTTCTGCGCAGGATGTGAAAACGAAAACATAGAGCGGCACGTACAGCTCTGCATCCAGTTTGCGCACTATCGATCAACCCTTAAACAAGACCTAGAAAAGAATTTTTACAATGGAAACTATTGGGGTACTGTTTAAAAAATAGTCAACCTTATGGGAAAGAATGGGAAATTTATGGGAAATTCCTTTAGTATGGGGGTAAATCATCTCTAAAGACTGCCGGCATGTTTGCATTATGTCCATAAAGAGCCTGCGCATACCGACGCTCTAACTCTTCAGGTGTTGTTCCTTGTCGTGTTTTGGGTAACGATAAACATAAGTACCGCATACAATCAGCAAAGTGAGAGGTATGATCGTGTAATGGCTGTGCCTTGTAGATCTTACGCTTATGGTCATATTCTTGGCGATACGCCTCTAAGGCTTTTATCAATTGAGCACAAGCACGCTCGTCTATCCATATTTTGTTAAATGTCGACCTGACTGCCTCTATTCCATCAACAATGCTTATGTTAGGAGCTAACGTAAACCGTATACCAAGGTGCTTTGCTTTCTCAATACGGGTCATTCCCGTACCCCACTCTTTTACCTTAATATCATGGGGAGCAATATGTTTTCCATACGTATACGGCTTGTTTTTTATGACATTTACATAATGCTCAAGACCTTCTTTAGAGTTCTCATAGCAATCTATAATACGTACAGTTTGGCCAATAGTCTGAAAGAAGATGATGCTGGTTGCATCACGTACCCCAAGATCCCACGCAGTATGAACCTCAAACGCACTCTCCCAGGGTACATGACCTATCTGACCGTTAAGGCGTAAACGATCAACATATTTACTGTAATAAGCACCCTCTGCACCCAGATCAAAGCTACAAAAATACTCCTGCTGAATGAGATCTTCACTCATAAGGCCAGAAGCACGCTCTTTTTCAATGGCTGCCAGGGATATATGACCCGTATCTTGTACCGTAAGCTTGGTAGCGTACCATTCAGGATGGTGCTGTGCGATTTGATAAAGTTCGTAAAAGTGATTCTTAGCCCGTGGTGTAGACAAGAACATTGCCCACCCATCATTCGCAGCTAAAATAGGTCGTGCAAACTGATAGGCGCGAGGATCGGCTAACGCCCACTCAGTAAACACGATACCCAAAGGATTTGAACCAACCAGGGAACGGTCGTATGCATCAGATCCAATAATTTGTATCATAGCCCCATTAATCAAATGAACCTTCATCTGCTGATCATTTTTACGCTCAATAAGCTCAGGAGGCAAGAAATCTAAGAACTTGAACCCGTCATTAGTCATAGAATCCCAGATGATTTTACGACCATGAGAGTATGTAGGCGCACAATAGAAATAAACACCAGGCTTTATAAGCGCTGCACGTATCATGCAGTTCCATCCCACAATATCTTTTCCACTATTATGGACCAGATAACCATTAGCTAAGAAATTGTGATGATTCTCTGTCTCTATATCAAACAGTTCTTCATCTTCACCAGGCTCAATTGAATGACATGAGCCCGCATAAGCACCACGAACTTTCGAACGCTTCCAAACGCACGTCTCAAGCAGCGATTTGAGGCGAACTTGTTCATCTTCCCATCCAAAAAGGGAACGAAGAGACACGAGTTTTTTAACGTCGCATCCCTTACTCAGGCAAAAGGAGAGAGATTCGTCCTCATTGAAAATCTTGTCAGGAATAAGCCCTATCTTCCTACACAACCAGTAAAGATCCCAGTTGGGTAGATCGTTAAATGAGATCTCACCATACTCCTCTGTGTCATCTGACTTAATACTTACATAACCATGCTTGCTCAACATCCCCACAAGATACGAAATTATTGTCTTTTCAGAGCTTTCCCATAAAAATAGCGGGAGCTGATTAAAAGAGGCTTCATTTTTCAACCAAGAGATAAAGACTGAATGCCCCTTGAGTGATTGATCAAAGAAAAGCATAAGAGTGTTTCCTGTGGATATTTCACCCTTCTTCTCTGATATATGATCAAATAACAGGCGCACTCGATCAGCAATAGCCAATGGTGCCTTCAACTCAACATGAAATGGCTTGTGCAATGTTCCATATAAACGAATGTACGCAGCAAGCTCTGCCGCATCCTCTGCCTCTACCCCTGTCTTTACCCCAGGATAATGTAACGTATTGAGGGTCGCGTCATGTAACTGCAACGCAGAAACCCAGTGAACACGCTCGCCTTGTAAGATAGTTGTTGCAAACCGATGATCAACAGACGTTGTCAGTGTAGGAAAATAACTGCTGGTTACGCGTACCGTTTTCTTTCTCCCCGTAGACCAATGATGCTTTACCCGATCTGGAACAAACCCCGAACCATCCCAACTAAGAACAATGTCACCCTCTTTAATATCACGTAATAATTTATATGAGCCATCATGCATAATAATATGTGAGTCGCCAGATAAACAACGACGAGCCCAAACAGCCACAATACGTTTGTAATCTTTGTTAAATAAGGCATCCATTATCGGAAGTTGATACGAACGAGGCTTAAAGCGATCAAGTCGTAACTTAGTCTCAGGGCGTAACTGCATACTAGTCCTTTGGTTGTTCAGGAACCTCAGAAGTCGTTGGAACCTTGTCCAATACCACTACTTGCGGTGCCTGCGTAGCCTTCTCTTCACGCAACGATGAGCGCCACTCTTCTAATTTTTTCATGTCCTGAGAGTATAACGGCATTGTATAGCGAACGAAAGAGGCATCAAAGGTACGATCTAGTGCTCCTTCTTCTCGTCGTATCCCTATTGCTTCCTTAGCAAGAGCATACGCATTCCCCAATACTTCATGCTTTTTAACCCAGCTGTAAAACGTCTGTGGCGCTATTCCACGATGAATGTAAAATTTTGTTACAACGCGTGCCGTATCGTCGTATACTGCCCACTCGATAAGTTCTTTTGCTAAACGATCTATAAATGCTTGTGTAACAGGCTTCATACGCAAAGAGAACGCGTCAAGATAGTCCTCTAACCAGACACTACGTTTGGTTGACTGATCCCTCGTTTTAGGCGTTATTCTGCTCATGTTTTTTGTTGGTGTTCTTTTTTTAGTGGTAGGTTTGGTGGTTTTACATTTCTTCATGCTACTCCAAGAGAAATAACGAGAACTCTATACGAGGATCTTTAGTATAAATTTTCTCTAATGCTATTTCAGTTATTTGATCACTGTGGTGAAAGATACGCTGCGTTCCTATTTTGTATAAAAACTTAAGACATTTCTCAAGATTCAATGATCCTTGAAATCCAGGAAATTCTTGATGCTCTTCGTACTGTTTAATTGTGGGCTTAAAATAAAAAAACGCCTCAAGGCGTAATGGTCCATTAAAAAACGGGGCATCATCATGTTGGGATTCCAGGCATATCTGGCTGCGTAATCGTAACTCTCGTGGATTACACATCACATCGCGCCCACCAGGATTCTGTAATCGTACCAGAATGTACGGATCATAAGGGATTGTATAGCGCTGTAACAACTTCATACGTTACTCCTTAAGTTCTTCACACTGCTTATGTATCTCCATTAATTCTTGCAGATCTTTTTGTATCTGCTCTATTTTTTGATACCAAATTTTTGTCAAAGAGTCTCTAAAGAGTCTACTACTCTCCGGCGGATCAATCAGCATTCGCTTATAATTTATCAAATCTTTCTTGAACTGCGCTATCTGCTCATCAACACTCAACTCAGGTTTCTCTTCAAGAGGGGAATGATTACGGTTTGTTTTCTCCGCTGGATGCGGCCTGTAGGCATGTTTGAGCATAACTTCATCACGACCAATATCCTTGGCAAATTCCCAGTCAGGTCTAACGTTATTATCATCACACCACTGCTTACACGTCACAAAGAACCAGTTAAACGGCTCTTTTATGTGCTTGAAATGCTTCATCTTGCCAACAGCGTACTGTATCGCCTCAGCAGGAAACACACTCAACTTCCTTCTTCCCGCATCAGTCAACGCCAACACAGTCAGCTGCTGAATATACACAGGAATACCAGAACCTTGTCGAAACTGCCTCATAAGCACCCTTTTGCCCTTTTTCATACACCATGTGTAATCAAAACTCTTTCTCTTTTTTATTTCCCTGTCCTTGTCTGCCTCTCTACAGGGATTATATATATCTCTTTTTATATTATTTAGTGTAGCATATTCAGATAGACATGGATTTATATTTGGAGATGACATGAGCCATACAAATGGGATGTACTTAAGCGATGTTAAAAGATTAGACAACGTAGCCCGTATCTCAGGAATGAAAAACAACTCATTCACCTGATACACCTTACTCGTATTCCACCGCTGCTTGCCCAGCAACAAACCATCACGCTCTAACTTACGCGTCGCCCTATTTGCCGTAACCCGATGAACCCCTACATAGTCCTTTATCGCACCCGTTTGCGAAGGATGTATAGATCGGTTACTATTAGCAATCCCTAGCAAATAATTTAATGTCTTACGCTCAGATGGCGTCAACCCCACAACATATGCCTCAACCTCTGCCTTTAAAGAATTTTTCTTTTTTTCATTTGATACTTGAATTTTATGAAAAACTTCTTTATCATTGTCTTTATAGGTTAAAGCGCGTTGATTGTTTCTTGATGAATCAAAAAAACGTCGAACACCTATAACTGATTGTTCTTTGAAATGCGTTAAATAAGTTTTAAAAGAAGCGAAACTCATAACATGCCTCCTGTTTTTTGGAAAAGCTTGTTTGAATTGGTTGGATCTTCATTTACGGAGCTTTCCTCTTTGTCTTTATGATAGAGGGCGGAAGTGCACACTTTTTCACATTTAACGGGCTGTTGAATTGAGAAAGTAAAACTAGTACGGCAAGATGGGCTATACATTAGTATTTCCTTTCTTTGTTTGGATACTTTTTAGGATATGCGTTAGCGTTTTCTTTGTTTGTGTTTGTGTTTGCATTGTTACTTCCTTTCGTTGTTCGTGTTGTAGGATGATTCCTGTGGGAGGGAAAATAATCTTAAAACATAGAGATAGTGAGACCAGAAGTCAAAATTTAATGAACATTTTTCCAGTTACCTTTTT